TTCAATTCATGTTTCATATTCACCCACTCCTTACAGACCTAAATCTTCTCTCACAGAAGCTAGGTAGTCTTCTTCATCTATTACACAAATATAGTTAAACTTATCGATTTCTATTCGGGGAACCCCGTCATACCAAAGCTTAAGGTATACGACTTCAAATTCAACACTAGAATCAGAAGTTGTTCCAACGTCAAACTTTCCCAAACCGATAGTTTTAGGAATACCTCTGATGGCTAACTTTATAGGTGTTGTTTTGTATTCTCCTGAGGCAGAATTATAAACCTGAACAGATCCACGTAAATCTAGCGCATGCGCTCTTTGTTTTGCTAGGGTAGTTGCTTTCTCTGTAAGAGTCCTCCAGTTTAAGGTAACGCCCATAGAGCCAAAGTGCCCGAGCACTGGTGAATCCACCTCTCCGGCAATGCCTGCGCCCTTAACAGTCTCTGTCATGGCTTCTAGCGATGGTAGTTCAACATCCGCAACGCCAAGTAAATCAATTGAACCTTCTAGATACACTCTAAAATTTATTAGTTTTTCAGGTACTGGGTTACTCATTTATCTGACCTCCTAAGCAAACAGTGTTTGTAAATATGCCGGGTCATATTCAAGAAGGAAATCTATTTCACGGGCAGGAGTAGGAGGTGTGATGTAAACGTGGAATTTCACTATACCGTCCATGAGGTCCGTAGTAGGGTTTTCTTCTTGCAAAAACTCTACTCGCCCACCCAAAATAAATTGCCGCGCAGACAATCCGTTTAACCAGATGTTCGCTGAATCAACTATTGTTTCTATTAGCCGCTTGTTGATGGGATAATCCACCTTCTGCCAAAAGGTTTGAACTAACGTATTCCCTATCCAGTTAAACATGCGTCGTAGTGGTATAAATGCATCTTTGGGATCTGTTACAGAGGGGTAAACACCAGTTCGATTTCCCCAACACTTCCAACCGCCAATAAAGTTTAATCCTGTCACAACACCTTGCCCATTTAAATAGGCTGCCTGGTCTGGCCCAAGCCAAACTTCTTCCCCAGAGTCCAAAACAACACTATTTGCTTGGAAAGACTTATTAGATGGGCTCATGTACGGGATGTCTTCGTTATCTGCGTCTGTTTTGCAAATAACACCAGCTACATGAGTGCTCATGTGGAAAGTCTTGTCTCCTAATTTGAGCTTTGGCCAACATACAACTTGAAGCTTGTCCATATAATTGTTCGTGTTCTTCCATGCAGCAACATCTGTATATAGAGTTACCTCATCTGTCGGGATATCCGTTATAGCAATGGCTTTGAAGTGTTCGTTAATATTGCTTGCCTTTGCCGTCATGACTGCTGCAACAACGGGATCATCGCTCCAACCAGGAGCGACAATCTGACCAGGTATTAATCTAAATCGAGGGAATATCTCATTAATAAGCTCAAGGCCTTTCTTTTTACCTGTCGCTATGTCTACTCCTCCAACAATATCCGTCGAAGCGACAGCAGAAGGGTCAAGATAATCGTACTCAACTGTAAGAGTAGCTCCTTCGGTGATTGTTCCTGTAGGTATACGGGAAATAACACACTCTTCTTCATTATTAAATGATAAAACGTAATCCGTATTAAGCTTATTTGTTGTGGCATCGGTTTTAATAACAACAGAAGACAAGAGAACGCCTTTATTTTTCAAAATGGCTTCGCCGTCTGCATTTAATGTTACAGATTCTGTTGGCACTGAAGATTTATGGGTCACTGGGTCTAGCACGTTTATAAGCACAACTGGCCCAACGGCGTATAAGGCAAACTGCGAATATATAAACTCACAGAGCGTGTAATCTTTCCAGTTTGCAGAATAGCCTAATGCTTGCAGAGCTTCTTGATAAGAGTAGCAAAGAACCGGCTCGTTTACCTTACCCTTGCCATCTAAAGATAAATTCACTGGAGCTGAGCCAATAACGACAGGCAGAGCCGCATCGCTTCTTACTGGTGGAACAATGGCAGTTGGAATCTCAGAAACATAAACGCCATGTTTATACGACATCCTCATCACCTCTCATATGAGCTTTTGCCTGTCTGTATAGAAGATTTTCTTTTGTCCCTTGTTCATTGATTTTTTTTCGAGTGTTGCTCAAATCTTTGATTGGAACAATAAGAGCTCCAATCGCTGGAGTTTTTTCTACCATTTTTTTTACATGGGGAGGTATTCCACCTTGAAACACTGTAAATTGAGCTAGGCTACCTCCTGGTAAGTTCGGCCCGCAATAAACAACTGAATCAATTTCAGGTAGAGTTTTCTTGTCTCGTTTTTTTGACATTTACATCACCTCGGTTATTTCCTGTGGAAGTGGCACAACCCACGTTGTTGTAATTTCACCAGCCCATTCAGGATATGGCTGGTCATCAAACAACCGCCACGAAAAAGGGTATTCCATCCTATATTTTTTCTCTAAAACACGCTGCTCTCCAAATGCAATGCGAATTCGTTCCATGATGTTCAGGACATCTCGGAATCCGTTCGGATCTTCCGCATATGTGCCAACCAGTATTTTTACCGTAACAGTGGCTATTTCTTCGGTATCTTTTCCGTCAGAGGCTCGCACTATGACATAAGGAAAGTCGGGGATGTCGCTCGATCTTTTGGGAGGAAGCCACCCAGCGACAACCTGCGGAGACTTTGTAGCTTTTTGGTTTGTTTCAAGTGAATAATTTGCAACGACAGTACCCAGAAACGCACAAATTGAATCGACAAGGTCATTCACATTTAGCGGCCTCCTTCCATTAAGTAGATGATTTGATGGTCAAGCTCTTTCTCAAAACGTCGCAAGGCATTTTCTTCTATAGCTATGCGAACTGTTTCTGAGCCGATCATTGTCGGAGTAGCCGGGCCTGTCAGTTTTTTTATTGGAAGTCTTCTTTTGCCAACACGTTCAAAAACTCCTGTTTGACTACCGTTCATTGTTCTCACAAAGGCATGAGCTAATGGTTTCATGGCTCCCCCAGTATTCTTTACCTGCACCCTAACCGGCCGTTTCTGTTTTACGTTTTGTTTACTAACCTTAAAGTTATAAAGAGATATCCTCTTTCCTCTTGATACTGCACTTGCTCTTAATGCATTGGGCTTCGAGCGTGAAATACGAATCGTACTCCGTATGTCTTTTGCCTTAGCAACATATTCTTCTCGCGCCGATCGAACAGCATCTGTTCTGATTCCTTTTACTGCCTTATTCAAGGAACGGGAAAGGGCCTTTTCGGCCCCTCCCTTAATTCCCGCTAATGCTTTCTGAGTATGTTCTATATTTTCTGTGTTTAAATCGATCATGATTCATTCGCCACCAATGTAATCTCTAAAACACCACCGATATGCCCGACTTCCCCTACAAAAAAAAGAGATCCGTCCAGCCGGAACTCTTCTCCTCGTAAGGGTTCACATTCCATGTCAGCAGCCCTAGCATAAAGAATGATCTCTTTGGAAAAAACGCCGTCTACAGCTTCTGTTCTCGACTGTAGGCGGCGCTCGTGTATGAGGTCTTCATCAATCACGCAAAGGATTTCTTTGTCATTTATCACATGGTACGAAGCGAACTCTGAGGAATTTAAGAAAGTTGTTAAATCACTCTGGACAAAATCTTTAAATCCCGACACCGTTTATCCCAGCTTTATTAGTGCAATTTCCGTAGCACTATTCTTAGGCTCAACGCAAATACCAGCATATGTATTATCTGTAGCTGTAGCTGTCAACTGATTTGCCGTATCATTCCAATAGAGCTTGTCTCCAACTTCAAATGCCGTTGTCTTCACTGCTGGCATTTGATATACACCAGAAATAGATACGGCGCCTACATCCCCTATTGCTATGTTAGTAACTGCGATACCGACAATATTTTTAAAAGGTATAACCTCGCCTACCAACACATTAGAGGTTGTATCGTTTTTCCAATCTATTACCTTGCCTTCCTGCAAATAGACAGCTTCTTTACTCATATATATCCCCCCTCCTCTATGCTCCAGGATTCATTACAAGACCACGCCAATCAACTGCTTTTGCGCCAGCTTCAATACGCACCTTGTATTCCGTTCCATCGACAGACCAGCCCTGTCGCTGCTCAAGGTACGGTGCTTTTGCACCGTTCAAGAAAAACATCCTGACAGTTTTTCCCTTTCGAGCGGCTAAATACCACGCTTTTTGACTAACGTCATCAAGTCTCGGGTCGAAAACCAATGTAAAGTAATCCTTTGCGTATGGGTTTGCACCATTTCCCATTGCAACGCTCTGCCCTGTATCTAAGGTAATCGTCATTGGAGATTGCTCTTGTGCAAAAAAACGCCGAGCAACGGCTTCAAGAGCTACTGGAGCAATAAAAAACATTGGACGAATATTGAGCCTACGCTTTCCACCAATATCTTTTTGGCTTTTCATAGCTTCGATAGCCTTTCCAAGAGCTTCTATTGTTGCTTCAAAATTTGTAAAACTGATGCCGGCAGCTGTCATTAAGTTGCCGTGATTTACATGAAAGAGATCCTTTCCATCACCCATTTTGGGATTACTGGTCAAGGCCGCATATGCGATGTCTCCTAATTTTCTACGAGCAGCTTCTCCCATACGCTTCGGTATATCTGTAATTGCTCCAAGATCATCATTTACGATAGCCTCTCGGGTAATAGAGAATAATTTACCGAA